CTTTTTCAGCTAGTGCTACTTATAAGACACCCGTTCTAACATCCACAGCGTTGGATCTAATGGGATTATATCAGAAGAATGGTTGGGTTTATGCTTGTGTAAATAAGATAGCACAAGAAGCGGCGAGTATTGATATTAATTTATATAAAAAGAATAAGGATGGCGAAATCGAGAAAGTCGAAAACCATCCTGTTTTAGATTTGCTTGATAGAGTGAATCCATATATGACTTTTCATGCTTTAAAACAAACTACATTTTCATATCAGCAAATAACTGGTTCAGCTTTTTGGTGGTTAGTAAAGAATGATTCAGGAAAAGAGATATTAGAAATATATCCTTGGTTGAATCCTGCTAACATGAAAGTATTACCAGACCCAGAAAAGTTTATATCTGGTTATCAATACCAAATTCCTGGTGGAACATTTATTAAATTTGAGCCAGAAGATATAATCTATTTTAAAACATTTGATCCATTAGATCCTTATGTTTCTACATCTCCACTTAAAGCTTCACAACTTGAAATATTAAATGATATTGAAGCAAAGGATTGGAACTATGCTTTTTTCAGAAACTCTGCTAGACCAGATGGAGTATTAGAAATGGATGGAGCATTAACACCAGAACAAGGGGATAGGATAAAAGAAAATTGGTTAAAGAATCATGGCTCTGGAAACCAAAAAGAACATTCGATAGCAATTATCGGTAAGGGTAAATATAAAGATATTGGATATTCACAAAAAGATATGGACTTCTCCTCATTGCTTAAATCATCAAGAGATCAGATACTTGCTTTTTATGGAGTACCGAAAACAGTATTAGGAATAACAGAGGATGTTAATTATGCTAATGCAGAGCAAACAAAGAAAGCATTTTTAGAATTTACTATTGTTCCAATAGTTATTAATTTTGTTGAAATGATGAATGAGTTTTTATTACCTCAATTCGACAATGCTGATGAATTATTTTTTGATTATGAAAATCCTATAAATGAAGATGTTGAATTAGATTTAAAGAGATATGATAGTGGTATAAGAAATGGATGGTTAAGCCCTAATGAAGTTAGAGCAATGCAAGGATTAGAACCATTTGAAGGTGGAGATGAGATTGGTAGATCAACACAAGGAAATGATGGAGAAATATTTACTGAAAATGTTGGTAAGAGTAAAGTTGTTAAAAAGATAGTACCGAACATAAAACCTAAAAAGAAAAGTAGAAAACAGTTAGACATAGAAAGGCTGAAACAACTAGCAATGAAAGATAAAAATATTCTAGATAAACTATCTAAAATATCAAAAAAAAAACAACTAAAACAAGTTAGTAAAGTATCTTTAGTTGAAAAAGATTTAGAAGCTAGATGGAGGTCAAAGATTGCTTTAACAAATAAACAAGAGATACCTTTTCAGAATCAAATTATAAGAGAATTTACTAGACAAGAAAAAACTGTTTTAGAATCATTAAGGAAGAAAAAGATACAGACAGTAGAGGATGTTCAATTTGAATTTAATGTTGAAAAAGAAGTTAAGATTGTAAGTGAACATGTAGCACCAATGATGTTAGCAATATCTTTTTTCTGGGGTCAGAAAGGTAATGAAGAAATAAATTTACCTCTTGATGATTTCAGAGTAACGCCTTCTTTGATTAAATGGTCAAAAACATATTCTAAAAAGATGGCTACAAGTATGAATCAGACAACACTTGATAAACTTAAAAAACATATAGAAACTGGTTTGAATAAAGGAGAAGGATTGCCAAAGATTGAAAGTAGAATAAAAGGAATATTTGAAGAAGGAAGAAATGTAAGGTCTAAAGTAATGGCAAGGACAGAAGTATCAAGGTCAGTTAATGAAGGAAGGATAGAAGCTTGGGAACAATCAGGAATAGTTGAAAAGAAAAGATGGGTTACAGCAGGAGATGAGAGAGTATGTGATTATTGTGGACCAATGGAAGGTAAAACAATTAGTTTAAGAAGTGATTTTTTTAAAAAAGGAGATGAATTTTTAGGAAATTCAAAGACACCATTAAAATTAGATTATGATTCTGTTCCAGGGAATCCATTACATGCAAATTGTAGATGTGATTTAGTACCAATACAATAACAATTAATTAAAATAAAAACATGACAAGTACAAAAGATTTATATGCTAAAATACCAAGAGGAAAACAAACATGAAATAGAATTAGATTGGTACGAACATACACCTAACGCATAACTTGACAAGTGTAAATAAATTCAATAGAATATAAGTATAATATAATTGGCTGCGGAACGAGCAATTCTATACTAGATTTGCCCGTTTTTTATTATTAATAAATAGATATGAAAAAAAAGCAGTACATAAAGGGATTTGTACAAAAAATAGAAGGAGACATAGTTTCTGCCGTAGCCACAACTGATAGTGTCGATAGAGATAACGAAACTGTTAGCATTGATGGATGGGATTTAAAAAGTTTTAATGATAATCCTATTTTATTATGGGCGCATAGATCAGCAGAACCACCTATTGGTAAAATTACTAATATTTGGAGAGAAGGTAATGCCTTAAAATTTGATGCAGTATTTGCCAAAGGAGATGTGTTTGTTGATAGGTTAGTGAACCTAGTAAAACAAGGCATTTTAAAGGCTTTTTCAGTAGGTTTTATAGCTAAAGACATGGATTCAGATGGTAATAGTTTGGAACAAGAGCTATTGGAAATATCACTTGTACCAGTACCTGCTAATCAAGATGCTAGGATGATGTCTGCTTATAAATCATTTTGTAAAGATTTTAGTGATAGAATAGATATTGAAGAACCTAAAGAAGAACCTAAAGAAGAAGTTAAACTAGAAGATAAACCAGAAGAAAAAGAGGAAGTTAAAGAGGAAGTTAAAGAGGAAGAACCAAAGGAAGAAGTTAAAGAAGAACCAAAAGAGGAGGTTAAAGAAGAAATTAAAATGACTGAAAACAAGAAAAATAGATTAAGATTATTCGTAGATAATTGTGAGGAGATGGCTAAAGAGGGAAAAGAAATACTAAAAATTGCTAAATCTGTTCCGACAGAAAAGGTAAATTTAGATACAAAGGTAGCCGATAAACCACAAGACCCACAAGTCAAAATGGTTAAGGTAATGAAACGATTGAGTAAAGAGGTAGAGATAGCTCTTTCTCAAGCTAAAAATTATAATAGAATGGAGGTGAAAAAATAAAATGACAGATGAATTAAAAAAAGAAGAAGAGGAAGTAGTTGAAGAAGTAGTAGAAGAAGTAGTTGAAGAGGTTGTAGAAGAATCTAAAGAAGAGGAATCTTCAGAAGAGGAATCTAAAGATCCTGAAACTGAAAAACTAATGAACGATTTAGTATCTAAACTTATCAAAGCGCAAGCTTCTGAAAAGGCTAAAACTAAAAAAGTAAAATTAGTTGGTGCAGAGAAAGCTTCTGAAAAATCAATCGCAGTTTACAAATCCAGAAAGGATGGTAAAACTTTGGTTGAAATGAAAGAAAGCAATGTAGAGGCTCTAGGTAATTGGTTCGTTTCGTATGCTAAATATGCGAAAGACAAAAGCCCAGATGAATTTGCAACTGTAAAAGAGTATGTTCAGAAATTGGAATACTTAAATACAGGCACAGCAGCAGAAGGTGGAAATCTTGTTCCAACAATTCTATTACAGATTTTGACTCCTATTCTTGACGATCTAGCAGTTATGAAGCCTAGATGTACTGTATTGGATGTAGTAAATTCTGGTAGTAATTCTTTTGATATTCCTGGTGTTTCAAGCAAGCCTATTGTTTCTTGGAACGCAGAAGCAGCACAAAAAGGTACTACTTCAATGGAATTCACAAAGATTACTCTAACACCTTACATTCTTGCAGCAATCTTGCCTGTAACCGAACAAATGATTACATCTACCCCTTTCAATATTATTCAAATAGTTGCTGAACAACTAGCTGAAGCTATTGCGAGAGAGGAAGATAGAGTTTTTGTAAATGGTACAGGTACAGCTCAACCTACTGGAATTGATGCTTATACATTTACGACTGTTAATGCTGGTGGTGCATTAAATTGGACCCACATTAATGACGCGTATTTCTCATTACAGCAACAGTACAGGACTAGGGCATATTGGATTATGCACAGTGTTACTATCAGAACCATTGCTAACCTTATGGATAGCAACAACCGACCAATTCTTGAACAGAATTTCTTGGTTGAAGGTTTCCCTGGATTAAAGGGAAGACCAGTTCTTGAGAATAACAATGTAAGTGATAATCAAATTTTCTTTATCGATTTGAAAGCATACTTTATCGCTCAAAAGCGTAATATGACTATTGACATTGCTCGTGAAGCAACAGTAAGAGATTACAACTTATGGGAAAGAAATATGGTAGCTATTAGAGTTGAGGAAGAATTGGATGGAGAGTTAACTACTACACAAGCTGGAGTAGAGATCTCACATGTTAGGACATAGTTGTCTTTTGATATATTGGGGCAAGTGGTTTGCCATAGCCCCAGTAATTAAAAGAAAACATTATGAAAATTTTAAAGATTGGTAATTTATTTAAAAAGAAAAAGGCTAAAAAGAAAAAGAAAGACGAGAAAGAGCCTAAAAAATCAACTTATAAAGATAAGATGATGAAGAATTAACATTTAAAAAATGGCATTAACAACATACGCATTAACAACTTTAGCAAGATTTAAAACATTTGCAGGTATAACCGTAGCTGATGATGATGCTTTGCTTTTAAGTATTATAAATGTTGTTACAGATTTTGTAGAAAAGTATTGTGATAGAAGATTTATCAAGACTACTTATACACAGGAATTATATGATGGTAGTGGATTAAAAACATTAG